GATATGGAAGCCAAATTTACTTTTGCTAACTTAGCCGAATTCATGAGTGCGTTGGAAATATCCAGATCTCAGGCAATGTATAGATTAAAAACACAAAAACGTTACAAATGGAAAATTTAAATAATATGCCGTTATACGCAATTACAATCGAAATAAAGGTATTTGCACCCGATATAGTACAAGCAATTGAACAAGGGCAAAAAGTGGCTCAAAACGTCTGTAATGGTGCCACAATGGTAAATATTACACAGATTGGTTAATTTTATAATTGTTAGGGGTTATTTAGATTTGATTAAATATTATGGAAAAAAAGAGAGCAGGCAGACCGCCAAAGGAATATGAAATAAAAGTTAGGGAAACCGCGTTGGCTGCCATCGTGAATAAATACGGTAGCGTTGAAGCGGGTTTTGATGCGTTGTTAAGTAGTGGCGTGCCATCGTTAATAATTTACGCATGGCAAATGGCGGTTGGCAGACCAGAGGAAAAAAAGCAATTAGAGATAACGGGCGATAATGTACAAAACATCCAAATAATACAATTGCCAGATAATCAACGGGATGTAATTGATATTACACACATCCAGGATAATGTAAACGAAAACGAACTAATTGATAATGAGCCAACAACAACAAAACACAACGATAATACGACCGCAACGGGGGTACCAGGAAATAGCGTTGAGTAGTCCGGCTGATATTGTTATTGGTGGGGCGGCGGCGTTTGTGGGTAAAACATTTGCATTGTTATTAGATCCATTGCGGCACGTTAACACCCCTGGATTTGGCGGGGTTATATTCCGGCGCACATCGGTGCAAATTAGGAATGAGGGCGGGTTATGGGATACGTCAATGAAGTTGTACCCGATTGTTAAAGGTGAGCCGCGCGAATCATCGTTAGATTGGAAATTTCCTGTAGGCACAAAGATTTCATTTCGGCATTTGGAATATGAAAAGAACAAATATGATTGGCAGGGTGCACAGATACCGTTTATTGGATTTGATGAATTGACGCATTTTAGTGAATCAATGTTTTTTTATCTGTTAAGCCGTAACCGGTCCAATTGTAAGGTGCGGCCGTTCGTTCGCGCTACATGTAACCCCGATCCGGAATCATGGGTTTATAAACTAATCAAATGGTGGATTGATCCGGAAACGGGTTTTCCAATATTGGAGCGGCGCGGGGTATTGCGGTACTTCATTAAATACGGTAATGATTATATTTGGGGGGATTCGTATGATGAAGTAATGCAAAAAGCCGAGCACATTATTACGCCAATGGTTGAACAAAGCGGATTGAATCCAAAGGACTTTATAAAATCCATTACGTTTGTATCTGGTAGCATTTACGATAATAAAGCGGGGTTAGAGAATGATCCGAGTTATCCCGGCAATCTGTTAAGCCAGGACGAAGATACGAGGCGTCAATTATTAGAAGGGCGTTGGAAGGTAAGCAATAACCCAAATGATTTATTTGATTTTGATAAGTTCGCCAATTGTTTTGATGGTGCCAGGTTGAAGAGTAAAGAGGGCCGATATATAACGGCGGATATTGCGATGAAGGGGAGTAATAAATTGGTTGTTGGTTATTGGGAAGGGTTCGAATTAATGGACGTTGAAATTATGGATAAATCGGACGGCAAACAGGTGATTGATTTGATACAAAACATGGCAAATAAATATTCGGTAGATAATCGTTATATTTGTTATGATAGTGATGGCGTTGGTAGTTACATTGACGGGTTTATAAGGGGCGCGGTTCCATTTAATGGTGGCGCATCGGCGTATAGTGTAAAGGATCCAACAAGCGGACGGCTAATTAAAGAGAATTATATGAATTTAAAGGCGCAATGTTTTTACCGGATGGGCGGACGTGTTGAAGATGGGCAAATAAAGGTTAACAAACATGTTGCAAATAAAATGTATGATGCAACGATGAATATCCGCCAAAGGTTCATGCATGAGCGCAAAGCAATTAAACGCGATAAAGCCGATTATGACGGCAAACTACGTTTGATTAGCAAAGATGAAATGAAAGTAAAGTTGAACGGGGATTCACCCGATTTAATGGACATGTTCATGATGCGGGAAATATTTGAATTAAAACCTAAAATGGTATTTGCATATGGGAATAATTGACCGGTTATTTGGTAGCACCAAAACCATTAAGAAATTAGAAACGCAGGTTAAAGCGTTGCAACGTTCGTATTTAGGCATGCAGATAAACGCCACAACGGCAATTTATCCATCATGGCAAGTTGTTGAAAATATAGATCAGTATTGCACCATTGATGATGTGTACAGCATTATTAGTTATTTAAGTGAAACGGCGGCGCGTATTCCAATGTATGGTTACCAAATCGTTGATGATTCAATGATGAAGCGGTACAAGGCGCACGGCCAACAATCAATCCAGGGCAAACACTACCGATTAAAAGCAATGCAGGATTTACCGGATACGGATCCGTTTGTTGAATTTATTGATTCAATCAGTTATGAGGATAAAATAAAATATTTTACCATCCTTTACGTAACCGGTGAATTGTTTTTATATAAGGAAGTAATTGAATTAGGACCAAATCAGGGGAAAGTTTATTTACATGCATTAAATAACCAAAATGTCCAAGTGATGGTTACCGATTCATTCCCGCAACGCGTTATTGGTTACCGTTATTTTGATATTGGTTTTGATGGTAAGTTTACAACGGATGAAATAATACACATTAAATATTACAACCCAACCATAACAAACGGGTTGCAATTTCGTGGCTTATCGCCATTACAAGTGCTAACCAAACGCATTACACGTTTAAACGCGGGAATGGATGCAAGCGTTGGCCAGATACAAAACGGCGGCATACCTGGTATCGTGTACGAGAAAAACGAATTTGCCATTGAAACATTGGGTGAACGTAAAAACGATTTCGCAAAGTATCTGCATAATTCGAGCAATAAAGGCGCACCATATTTTGCGGGCGGTGAAATGGGATACATTCCATTGGGGTTACCGTTGGCGGACATGGACGTTGTAGAGTTACAAAAGATAGATTTCACAAAGTTGTGCAACGCGTACAAGTTCCCCGAAGTATTGCTAAATAACACGGATGCATCAACGTATGATAACATGAACACGGCGTTAAAAATGTTATACACCAATTCAATATTGCCAAACATTTATTTGTTTAGGGATGCGTTATTAAACGGCGTGTTAACATTGCCAAAATTTATGGATAACGTAAAGCGGACCATTGAAATTGATATCAGCGAAATACCCGCATTGCAGGATGATATGAAAGCACAGGCGGACGCGTTAAACGCAATGTGGTGGATTACGCCAAATGAGAAACGCGAAATACAACAATTTGAGGAAATAGACAACCCGTTGATGAATCAAATCATTATTGACGGCGGCAAACAATTATTGGTTGATTTAAACGGCGGTGTTGAAGATATGCCGGTTTATGAAGAACAAAGGATTGTTTAATTATGGATAATTCAACGCAACACATTGTTGGTTTATTGGAACGCAAAATTGATGATGTGTTATTATTCCAATTACCTAAACCATCATGCAAAGCAAAGTTACAGCAATGGGAATGGAAGCGGGCGCAGGTAAAACAAATGTTGGCGCAAAGGTTGGGCGGCGGGATGGGAATAAATGTTAATGTAAACGTTCAATGACAAAGCGGGAGCAAAACAATTATTGGAAACGTTGGGATAATTTCCAACAACAAATGGAGCGGAAATACACGCCACGTTTTACCAAAGCATTGCGCATACAATTGGACGCGTTTATAAAGAGTAGAGATGTTGCAACTATTCCGGCATTTCCGATTTATGATGTGTTGGTTAATCTTTATAAATACGTTGGGCCAAAGTGGGCCACATCAACACGTGAAATTGCATTAAAGCAGGATGATAACTTTGTAACCGGGCAAATGGGGTTTAATGCACGGATTGTAGAATTGATGCAGCAATATTACGGCGTGGATTTGTTAAACGATGCCAATTTAATGACGCAATATAGCCGTGAAATAATTATCCGTGTATTAAGCCAGGCGGCGCAAACGGGCGCATCATTTGATGAAATAGTAGCGGCGTTAATTAAGCATCCAGAGTTTGGACCAATGAGGGCGCGAAGGATTGCCAGGACGGAAACCGTAACAAGTGCAAACGGGGCGGCAATGATTTATGCCCAGGAAAGCGGTAACCAATTAAATAAATATTGGATTGCGGTAAAAGATAGCCGCACGCGGCATGATCACCGGCAAGTGGATGGCAAGGTTGTTGATTATGATCAACCGTTTACTATAAATTCAATTAAAT